ATGCTGACGCGGCCTCCACTATCGAGCAGGTGCGGTGGTCGAGGGCGGCGTGCGTGGTGACCCCGGCCGGCCGGCTCGTGCGAGCGGTGGACACCGGCCACGAGCCTCAGTACCTCGGGTTCCCCTTGCCCATGAACGTCACCGTCGCCGGGGCCACGTGCTCGGTGTGTGGGCAGGCGTGGCCGTGCGCGTCGCGGACGATGGAGCTGGAGGCCGCCGGCGCCGACGTCGACGTCGAGGGGGTAGAGCCCGCACACACCTGGGACATCATCGGGCGGACCCGGGCCGAGCGCATCGGCTGGGGCATGATGCCCGCGATCTGCCGCCAGTGCCACGACGACTGGCCGCGCCCGGACGAGCGACGCCAGGCGGCCGCGTCATGAGCGCGGGTAGGCGTGGGCGTCGTCGGGCGACGGCGGCGATGAAGACCACGACGTTGCTGGCCCTGCTGGACCTGCGTGGGTGGGCTGGTGTGGACCTGTCCAAGGGAGCGCGGGCCGCGCTTCGAGGGCTGGCGCACTGCCTGCCGTACGGGTCTGGGGCTGGGCGGGCCACGCGTGACCAGGTGTGCGAGCGCATGGGATACCGCACGCCCCAGCACGTCGGGCGCCTGCTTCACGAGCTAGAGGCCGCTGGGCTGATCGAGTGGAGCAGGGGCGGTGTGCTGTGGGGCAGGGGCGTGCCTGGCTGGTTCGTGATCCGTAAGGACCTGCTGGCTGCTCTGGCTAACGCCGCGGTCGCTCCGCACCTGGAGCGTGCTCACGCGGCGCGCGCGGCCACACGGCGGCGTACGGCTCGGTGGCGTCGTTGCCGGCTGATCGCGAAAACGCCTCATGTGATGGCGGTGTTTGCCCAGGTCTCCCAAGGCAAAGACGCCGGTTCCCATGGTGGAGAAACTGCCCACCTTCTCCCCCTTCGGGGTGAGTCCCGTAGGGGCTCTCACCCCACCGCTTTGACTTCCGTCCCCACCACAGTCACGTCGCCGACGAAGGCGGCTGTGAGCACGAGCAAGGAGAACACGACGATGCCGATGACGAGGCTGCCTGACATCCAGCCCTGGAACCTGCCTGCTGTCTGCCCGCACAAGGACCCCGACGGGCCCTCGCACTGCGCTCTGTGCCGGCACTCAGCGATGAGCCCGGAGCAGATGGCTGAGTGGGAGTCCGAGCACTCACCGCGCTCGGACGAGCAGGGGACGTCGGCTCCGCCGCCCGAGGCTCGCAGGATCATCGAGGAGACACTGTCCAGGCTCAGGCCCTCGCCGTCGGCTGGCCGTAGCTCGGTGAGCATGGGAGGGGCGTGGCTGCGATGAGCACTGCTACCAGCGCCGGCCGTGCTCCCGTGTCCTTGCTGACCACGGGCGAGGTCGCTGCCTACCTGAACCTCTCGGTGCGCACGCTTGAGCGGTGGCGCGCGTCGGGGACCGGCCCTCGGTGGATCCGCGTGTACCACTCCATCCGCTACCGCCGCAGCGACCTGGCTGCGTGGATGGCTGAGCAGCAGAGCAAGGAGGCGCAGCGATGAGCGATGACTACACGCGCATGAGCGGTCCCCAGCGTCGTCGCCTGCTGGACGCGGTGCTCGCTCGTGATGGGTGGGTGTGCTGCATCTGCGGGCTGACCATCGCCCCGGGTGACGAGAGCCTGCAGCACAAGACACCACGGTCCAGGGGCGGCGTGACCAGCCTGCTTGACCCGTCGTCGCTTGGCCCGGCGCACAAGCGCTGCAACTACGCCGCTGGTGCCCGTGCCGTCGAGGGCCCGGCCTCTATCGTGCACTCCGGTCTGACCTACTTCGTGCGCCCGGACACCGACGTCGAGCAGCGATGAGCGCTCGTCTTTTCTCAGCGATGACCCCCGATCCAACCCGCGCCAGCATGGAAAAATCCCCCCGAACAACCCAGGAAAAAACGGGAAACGGCGCGATAGCAACGAAAACAGGAAGGAAGGAACCATGAGCGGCCCTGATACCGGCACCCTGTTCGGTCTGCCTGGCCCTAAGCGCTCCGAGGGGACCCAGGTCCTCCAGCTGCGGCGTGCTATCGAGGCTCGCGTGGCTGCGGGCCTGCTCGACGCCGACCTGTACGCCGCTGAGATCGCTCTGGCGCTGGACGCGGCTCTGGCGCTGGACAACCCCCTGCCAGGGACGAAGCTGTACGCGCTCACCGAGGCCCGTAACGGCTACCTCAACATCCTTGACCGCCTGCCCCGGCCGGCTGAGTCCTCGGGCTCGGTGACCGAGCTGGAGCGGGCTCTGAGCGTGATCCAGGGCACCGGCAGCGCCGCATGAGCAAGACGTTCTCGTACGCGCCGCCGCCAGCGTTCTCGCCGGTGCGTGACACCTCATGGCTCAGCGAGGGTGAGGAGATCGCGCGCGTCGCACGTCTGCTGGGATTCAGCTTCATGCCGTGGCAGAAGCACGTGGCTGACATCGCTACCGAGTACCGGCTGGACGACGAGGGCTGCCGTTTCTACCACTACCGCACCGTCGTGGTGACCGTGCCCCGCCAGTCCGGCAAGACCACGCTGATGTCACCGGTGCGCGTGCACCGCATCCTCACCCGCCCCGGGATCGACGCGTTCTCGACCGCTCAGACAGGCAAGGCCGCGCGTGACCGCATCCTGAAGATGGTCGAGATGGTCGAGGCATCGCCGTTGTCGACCCTGTTCAAGCCGCTGCGGTCCAACGGCGCCGAGGGCTTGAAGGTCAAGGGCACCAACTCACGTCTCGTGCGGTTCTCCCCGGTCACCGGTGCCCTGCACGGCGAGACCCCGCACCTCGTCGACTTCGACGAGATTTGGCGCTTCCCCGAGGAGATCGGTGACATGCTCCTAGGCGGTGCCCGGCCGGCCATGATCACCCTGGGCGCGAGAGCACAGGTATGGATGGTCTCTACCAAGGGCACCGCTGCCTCGACCTTCATGAACCGCTACATCGAGGCCGGTGAGAACGGCACCGACCCCACCCTGGCGTACTTCTCCTGGGAGAAGGCCCCCGGCCTGGACCTGGACGACCCAGCAACGTGGTGGACCTACCACCCCGCGCTCGGTAACACCATCACCGAGGAAGACCTCGCCGCCGAGATGTACGCCGAGGGCGTGTCCTACTCCGAGCGCGTGCGCGCCTACGCCAACCAGATCACCACCGTCACCGACGCGATCATCGACAACGAGACGTGGCAGTCGCTAGCGACCGAGCCGGCCGGCCCCCGCCCGGACCTGTCCGAGGTCGCCGTCGGCGTCGAGGTCGCCGCGTCCAACACCTGCTGCGCCGTCGTCGCGGCCTGGCGAGACAGCGCCGGTGACCCGTGCGTGAGAGTCCTGCACCAAGCCCCCGGCACCAGCTGGGTAGTGCCCTACCTGACCAACCTCACCCGCCTAGGGGTGAACGAGGTCGCCGCCGACGACGCCGGGCCCGTACGCCTGATCACCGACGTCCTGGACCCCATCGAGGGCGACGAGCGCTCCTGCGTCCTGCCCGTGCGCCGCCTGAGCCTGCGCGACCGCCAGACCGCTGACGTCACCCTCATCTCCGCTGCCCGCGACGAGCGCTCGCTGCACCACGACGCTTCACCCGTCCTGGCCCAAGCGGTCGCCGCCGCCCAGGTCCGCACCAACAACGGCGTCGAGCGCATCGACCGCGACAGGTCCCTGGGACCTGTCGCGTCCCTCATCGCCGCATCGGTCGCTCTGTGGGCGTACGACCACCGCGTCGAGCGCGGCGCTGACATCCAGATCTGGTAGGGCCGGTAGGTGACGGCCACTGTCGGAGCGTGACGGCGCGATCCTGGACCACCACCCCCGCCCGCCCGCACCGTAGCGCGCATGACCTCCCTGACGCAGCGACTGGTACGGGCCCTGACCACCCGCGCTGACGCCTCTGCGAGCACCACCGGCTACAAGGCCCAGGTCACCCCGCCCGCCCGCACCAGCCTCACCGGCAGCCCCGTCGGGCTGAGCCAGGCCGTCGCCGTGCCCGCAGCCCTGCGCGCCCTGCAGATCCTCGCGACCGCCGCCTCGCAGCTACCGCTCGACGTCGAGCGCTCCGGACAGGTCCTCACCGGCGCCCAGGTCCCCGCCATCATCCGTCGCCCCAACATCGACACGAGCCGCAGCGACTTCATCGAGCAGCTCGTGCTCGCCCTGGCCGGCCACGGCAACGCCTACATCTACCGCGAGGGCGGACAGGACAACGCCGACACCTTCAACCTCGTCCCGCTGCCTCCCAACGAGGTCACCCCCTGGCGCGACACCAACAACCGCACCCACTACAGCTACGACGGCCACGACTACGGCCCAGACCGCATCCGCCACCTGCGGTTCCTGTCCCTGCCCGGCCACCTCCTGGGCGTCGGCCCCATCGGCGCCGCCCAGGCCACCATGACCAGCGCCAACGCGATGCGCACCTACTCCGGCCAGTGGTGGGACACCGGCCACCCCTCCGGCATCCTGTCCACCACCCAGCCGCTGACCGCTGACGACGCCCGCCGCTACCGCAACGCCTGGAACCTCCTGGACGACGACGGCAATCCCCTGCCCCCATCCGCCAACCCCTCACGCGTACGCGTCCTGGGCAAGGACCTGTCCTACAGCCCCGTGCTCATCAGCCCCAAAGACTCGCTGTGGCTGGAGGCCCAGGCCTACGACACCCTCGAAGTCGCCCGCGTCTTCGGTGTTCCCGCCTCCCTCATGCTCACCACGCCCGACGGCGGCTCCATGACCTACGCCAACGTCGAGCAGGAGTGGATCGGCTTCGTCCGGTTCACCCTCATGACCTACCTGCGCAAGATCGAGGACGCCCTGACCGACCTCACTGCCCGAGGCCAGACCGTGCGCTTCAACGTCGAGGCGCTCCTGAGGACCGACACCGCCAGCCGCTACGCCGCCCACGCCACCGCCATCACCAACGGCTTCATGACCGTCAACGAGGTCCGCTCCATCGAGCACCTGCCCCCGCTGCCCGACGACGCCACCACCCCGACCACCACCCCAGCCTCGCAGGAGACCCCCGCATGACCCCCACCACCCGCACGCTCGACGTCCAGGTGCGTGCCGTCGCCGACACCACCGGCGAGATCACCGGCCGCGACTTCGCCGGAATCGGTGTGCCCTACAACGAGACCATCAGCCTCGGCCCCGGCCTCTACGAGCGCTTCGAGCCCGGCGCCATCGACCTCGACCGAGACGACCTTCCCACCCTCGTCCTATGGCGCCACGACGAGCCCATCGGCCGCGTCACCAGCGGACGCGACACCGACGACGGCTTCGAGATCACCTGCCACCTCTCCGACACCGAGCGCGGCACCGAGGCAGCCACCCTCCTGCGTGACGGCGTGATCACCCGCATGTCCATCGGCTTCAAGCCCGACCAGTACCGCATCGAGACCGACCCCGACACCGGCGCCGAGACCATCATCCACACCCGCGTGCGCGCCCTGGAGTTCAGCCTCGTGCCCTTCCCCGCCTACTCCGCCGCCACCGTCACCGACGTCCGCCACCACACCACCAAGGAGAACCCCATGGGCCCCGACACCCTCACCCGCGCCGACCTCGACCCGATCGAGACCAGCCTCCAGGACCTGGAGCGCCAGATCGCCCTGCTTGAGAACACCCACCGCCACGACGAGCCCGCCGCCCCGCGCTTCCGGTCCATCGGCGCCTACCTCAAGGCCGTCGCCTCCGGCGACGAGGACGCCCTCACCTTCCACCGGGACTTCACCGGCCAGACCACCGCCGGCCAGATCAAGAACGAGACCTTCCTCGGAGCGTTCATCAAGTTCGTCCAGGACCGCCGCCGCCTGATCAACCTCTTCGACCGAGGCTCCCTGCCCGCCAAGGGCATGAGCGTCGAGTACGCCCAGATGACCGAGGAGACCCTCAAGGCCGGCAAGCAGGAGACCGAGGGCACCGACCTCGCCGGCCCCGGCAAGGTCACGCTCACCACCAAGAGCACCCCGGTGGACACCTACGGCGGCTGGACCGAGCTCACCCGCCAGGTCATCGAGCGCAGCGAGCTGCCCTACCTCGACACCGTGATGAAGACCCTGGGCCTGAAGTACGCCAAGGCCACCAACGACGCCATGCGCACCACCATCAAGAAGACCATCAAGGATCAGGAGTCCAAGGCGATCACCCTCACCGGCGCCGACGCCGCCACGATCTACGACTGGCGCGACGTCATCATCGACGCCGCCTCCCGCTACGACGACAACGGCTTCGTCCTCGAAGGCATGCTCGTGTCCCTCGACGTCTTCAAGCGCCTCCAGCGCCTGGAGTACACCCACATCCCCGCCCTGACCGTCCACCACGACGAGTTCTCCGGCACCCTCGACCTGCCCGGAGGCCAGGGCGACCTCGCCCGAGTGCCCGTGCACTGCCTGTTCGGCGAGGTCGCCGACAACACCGTCGCCTTCTACGACTCCAGCGCCATCAAGACCCTGGAGTCCCCCAACGCCCCCCTGCAGCTGCAGGACGACAACATCATCAACCTCTCCCGCTCGTTCAGCCTCTACGGCTACCTGTCCGTCATCACCCCGTTCCCCAACGCCATCGTGCCCGTCAAGGTCACCGCCTGACGACCACCATGACCGACACCGCCACGGCCTCCCTGGCCAACGAGCTCGCCGCCTTCGTCGGAACCACCCCCACCGGCCCCGCCGCCGGCTACCTGACCGCCTGCGCGACCCAGGCCACCGCCCTCGTCGACGCCTACCTGGCCACCAACCGCGACCGCGTGCCCTCCCCGGTCCTGGCCCGCGCCTACCTCGAGGTCGGCGCCGACCTCTACCACCGGCGCACCGCCCGCAACGGCATCACCGGCTTCGAGGACACCGAGGTCAGCACCGCACCGGTCCGCATCAACCGCGACCCGCTCGCACCCGCCTACCCGCTCCTGGCCCGCTACACCGGCCCCGCCATCGCCTAGAGAAGGAGAGACCACAGTGAGGCTGTTCCCGTGGGCCGCGACCCAGGACCTGACCGCCGACATCCGTGCGGTGACCGGTGAGCGGGTGTGCGTGACGACCCAGGCGCCCGAGGCGTCCGGCGCGGTGCTGGCAGGCACGCCGGCCGTGGTCCTGTCCGCCCCGCGCATGGACCCCGACCACGCCGCCGTCGCCTACACGTGGAAGGCCGCCGTCGTCGGAGCGCCCACGGGCGACGAGGACGCTGCCGGCCGGGCGCTGGACGAGCTGCTGACCACGATCACGACCACCGACAGCCTCGACGTCGGCGACGCCGAGCCGATCACCTGGACCGGCTCACAGACCACCACCGCCCCCGCCTGGCTGCTGACCCTCACCCGCCGCTACCCCACCACCTGAAAGGCCACCGTCATGTCTGCTGCTACCACGCCCACGCCGTCCTCACCGACCAAGCCGATCTCGCAGAACCTGGGCCCGGGCTCGCTCAAGCTCGGCTCCGCCGGCAGCGAGCGCGAGTTCGCCGCCTCGACCACCAAGACCGAGCTCAAGCCCGAGTACAAGACCGAGGACCCGGTGCCCCTGCTGTCCGGTGACTCCTACGTGCCCGAGGGCACGTGGGCCGGGTCCATCGAGGGCGAGTTCTACCAGGAGTTCTCCATGGAGTCCCTGGTGGCCTGGACCTACGAGAACGCCGGAGCGACCCTGCCCTTCGTCTTCCGCCCCAACAACAAGGGCGCCCTGGCGTTCAAGGGCAAGTGCGTCATCAGCCCGGTCAGCGTCGGCGGCGACGCCGGCAAGGCCAACACCGCGTCCTTCGCGTTCACGCTGGTGGGCCGTCCCGAGCACTACGACGCCACGAAGAACGTCTGAGATGGCTCAGGGCCCCCTGTACGGCGTCGTGGGGCTGTCAGCCCTGCGCCGCACCCTGCGCCAGGCCGGTGACGACCTGTCCGACCTCAAGGACCTCAACAAGACGGTCGCGGACACCGTGTCCGGTGCTACCGGGGCGCGCGTACCCACCCGCAGCGGGGCCCTGGCCGCCACCGTCAGGGGCGCGGGCACCAAGACCGCCGCCATCGTCCGGGCCGGGAAGAAGGCCGTGCCATACGCCAACGCCGTGCACTGGGGCCGCCACTACTGGCCCTGCGCGAGCGCCGACCCCCGCTACCGGTCCGAGATTCGCCCCAACACCTTCCTGGCCGACACCGCCCGCGCCACCGAGCCCGAGTGGTCCGACCTCTACGAGCAGCGCATCAACCAGATCCTCGCCAACGTCCAAGGAGCATGAGATGAAGAAGATCTACCTCGACATCGAGACCGCCGACGGCACCGTGCACGAGCACGTGCGCGTGCTGGCCGCCGACAAGGTGCGCGCCGCGCGCATCGCCCGCCTGTCCGACATCCCGCTGGGTGACAACCCCGAGGTCGCCGAGCTGCTGGCCTTCGCCGCCACCACCCGCGCCGGCATCGTGGCCGCCGACGACCTGGACGCCTGGCGCACCCAGGTCCTGGACTTCGCCGCCTCCGACGGCGAGCCGGCCGGCATCGGCGCGGACCCTACGACGCCCAGCCCGGAAGCGCTGAGTACGCCCTGACCGTGCTGGCCATGCGCACCGGCGTCCCGCCGGCCGCGTGGCTCGCCGACGACCCCATCTACCTGGAGACAGCGCTAGCGATCATGGAGGAGGAGACCCGTGGCTAAGAGCGCCATCCTGTCTATCCGCATCCTCGCTGACGCCACGCAGGCGGTCGCGGGTCTGGGCCAGGCACAGGACAAGGCCGGCGGCCTGGGCAGCATGCTGGGCGGTATCAGCCCCGGCGCCCTGGCCGTCGGCGGCGCCCTCGTCACAGGCGTCGTCGCGGTCACCAAGGGCCTCTACGACCTCGGATCGACGTTCGACGACGTTGAGGACACCATCCGTGTGGGCACCGGCGCCACCGGTGACGCCCTGCAGGGGCTGGTGGACGACGCCCACGCCGTCGCCACCACCATCCCCACGTCCTTCGAGGCGGCCGGGCAGACCGTCGCCGACCTCAACACGCGGCTGGGCCTGTCCGGTGACACGTTGCAGACCGTCGCCTCCCAGTACCTGGAGGCCGGCCGCATCCTCGGTGAGGACGTGGACATCGAGACCACGACCGCCGCCTTCAGCGCGTTCCACATCGAGGGCCAGGCCGTCGAGGGCGCGATGGACGACCTGTTCAGGGTCTCCCAGGCCACCGGCGTGGGCATGACCGACCTCGCCGGCTCCGTACAGGGCAACGCCCTCGCCCTGCAGGAGATGGGCTTCTCCTTCACTGACTCCATCGCCCTGGTGGGCATGCTCGACAAGGCAGGCGTGGACGCCGACGCCACCCTCGCGGCCATGCGCAAGGGCCTGCTGAACCTCGCCCAGCCCGGCGAGGACCTGTCCGCCGCGTTCACCAGGGTCACCGGCGAGCTGCAGGGCTACATCGACGCCGGCGACACCGCCGCCGCCCTCGACGTGGCCGGCCAGGTGTTCGGCACCCGGGGCGCCGCCCAGATGGTCCAGGCCCTACAGACCGGCACCCTGTCCATGGGTGACCTCATGGCCGCCTCCGGCGCCACCGGTGACACCATCCTCGGTGTCGGCCAGGACACCATGGACGCGGCCGAGAAGTGGCAGGTCCTGAAGAACAAGGGCATGGAGGCCCTGGAACCGCTCGCCAGCGCGGTGTTCTCCTTCGCGTCCGACGCCCTGGGCGGGCTGCTGGAGTGGGTGGACGGCACCGACTTCACGCCCCTGACCGACGGCCTGGCGCAGGTGGGGCAGTGGGTCTCCAGCATCGGCGACTGGCTGGGCACCCTCGACCTGTCCTTCGTCACCACCCTGTTCACCGACCTGGGTGGCGTCGCCGACGACGCCGGCACCCGGCTCGGTGGGATCGGCGAGAAGATCGGCCCCCTGATCGAGACCATCCAGGGCGCCCTGACCCCCGTCATCCAGACCCTGGCCCCCATCGTCAGCGAGGTCTTCTCCACCGCCAGCGAGGTCGCCGGCATCTTCGTGGACACGGTCATGGGCTTCATCAGCGGCTTCATCGACTACCTGTCCGGGTTCTTCACCCTCATCCGGGGCCTGTTCACCGGCGACTGGAGCGCCGTGTGGGACGGCGCCAAGCAGATGGTCTCCGGCGCCTGGAGCGCCATCACCAGCGTGGTCTCCGGCGCCTGGGGCATCATCAAAGCCCTCGTGTCCGGTGGCATCAGCGCCATCGGGTCGGCGCTGTCCGCCCTGGGCGGCCTGCTCATGAGCCTGTTCTCCTCCGCGTGGTCCAGCGCCAAGAGCGCCGTCAGCTCGGGCGTCAGCAGCGTCATCAGCCTCATCCGGTCCCTGCCGTCCAAGGCCGTCAGCGCCCTGGGCAACCTCGGCTCCACCCTCATGTCCGCCGGCCGGTCCCTGATCCAGGGCTTCATCGACGGCATCAAGAACATGATCGGCTCGGTCCGCAACACCCTGACATCCCTCACCGACTCCCTCACGTCCTGGAAGGGCCCCGAGTCCCTGGACCGGGTGCTGCTGACCCCGGCCGGCCAGATGATCATCGACGGCCTCATCCGAGGCCTGGAGTCCAGGTACGGCGCGGTGCGCGCCTCCCTGCGCGGCCTGACCACCGACATCGCGGCCACCCCCATGGGCTCGCTGAGCGTGCCCGAGCTCGACGCCGGCAGCCGCCTGGCCCGTGCCGCCGGCGTCTACGCGCCTACCTACCACATCCACCTGGAGGGCGCCGGCCACAGCGAGGACGACGCCCGCCGCATCCTCGACGCGATCCGCCGCCACGAGCAGCGCCACGGCAGCATCCGGGTGGCCGCATGAGCACCCGCCTGGCCACCTGCACCCTCGCCGTCGCCGGACAGCGCGTCGCTGACACCAGCGCCGCCGTCGGTACCGCGCCCGCCGCCCTGGCCGGCCTGCGCGTGACCTGGGGACGCTCAGACGCCCTCTCCCAGCCCCAGGCCGCCACCTGCACCGCCCGCCTGCTGCTGCCCCGCGCCCCCGGCCCCCTGCTGGACATGCTCACCATCGGCCGGCCCCTGCGCGTGAGCGCCAGCGTGACCGTGTGGGGCTCCGCCGCACCCACCAGCCTCGACCTGACCCACACCACCACCCACGCCGCCCGCGCCACCCGCACCGCCGGGGCCGTGACCATCACCCCCACCAGCCCCGCCGCCGCCATCGCGCTCCTCCCGCCGGCCGAGCCCACCAGCGCCGTCGGCGCCTGGGACACGCTGCCCACCATCGCCCCCGCACAGACCTGGGTGCTGACCGCCCAGATCACCACCCCCGTCGCCCCGGTCACCGTCACCCTCCACCCCGCTATCTGGCGCACCCCCACCGCCGCGCCCGTGCTCGGCCCGGCCCTGGCCACCACCACCGCAGGACAGAGCACCACCACCCTGACCGGTAGCTGGCACACCAGCACCGCGCACGCCGGCTGCTGGGTAGGCCTCGCCCTGCGCGTGTGGCCCGCCGGCCCCACCTGGGCGCAGACCACCGACCCCTGGACCGCCCGCACCCACACCTGGGCCGACGCCGGCGACCTGAGCATCCGCTCCGCGACCATCACCCCGCCCGCCGCGCTGCCGCCCCTGACCGCGACCGTCTTCGACGGCCAGATCACCGACACCTCCCTGCAGTGGGACCAGAACCTCACCGCCCCCGTCCTGACCCTGACCGCCACCGACCTGCTCGCTCGTCTCGCCCACGTGCGCGTCGGCGCCGACCCCTGGCCCGAGCACACCGTGACCCAGCGCGTGGCCGCGATCCTCGACGCCGCCGGCCAGGACACCCCCGTGATCATCGACCCCGCCCCCGGCGCCCGGCACCTCGCCCCCATCGACATCGACGCCCAGACCGTCACCGAGCTGCTCACCGCCGCCGCCACCAGCGCGGGCGCCGTGCTGTGGGCCACCACCCACGCCACCACCGGCCCCTACCTGCGACTGGAGGACACCGCCCGCCGGCACGCCCTGTCACGCCTGAGCCTGCCCGCTACCGGCCCCGCGACCGTCGCCCCCACCACCAGCGACGGCTACCGGCTCTCCGCCCACCACCTCACCCGCTCCGTGAGCGTCACCCGCAACGTCGCCCAGGCCATCACCAGCACACGACTGACCTGGACCGAGCCCGGCGTCAGCGAGGACGGCAAGCAGCCCACCCTCACCAACCGCACCATCACCGTCGCCGACCCCGACGCCCAGAAGACCGCCGGGCTGCGCGAGGTCTCCGTGTCCACCAACCTCTCGCGCGCCATCGATGCCTACGCCGTCGCCTCACGCACCGCCCGCCTGACCGCCGCCGGCGGATGGGCGCTGGACTCACTGACCTGGGACACCCACGTCAACCCCGACCGCTGCGACCCCCACACCCTCGCCGCCGTCCTGGACGCCACCCGCCGCATGGGCGCCCCGATCCGCCTCACCGACCTCCCACCCTGGATCCCCGGCGCCCCCACCCGCACCGCCTACCTCGACGGCGGCAGCCTCGAGCTCACCGCCACCAAACCCCGCTGGGTCATCTCCATGAACCTGACCACCGCGACCACCGAGGGTGCCGGCCTGACCTGGGCTGAGACCCCCACCGCCCTGACCTGGCAGCGCACCGGCGCCATCACCTGGGCCCACACCGCATCCATCGCCCCATAGGAAGGACAGACCCGTGCCCGCCACCACCACCGCCCTCAAGATCACCTACCCCCTGCCCGGTGACCGCCTCGCCGACTACCCCGCCGCCGCCAAGGCCGCCGCCGAGACCATCGACGCCGCCATCAAGACCCCCACCACCACACCCCTGACCGTCACCACCGGCTGGACCCTCGACAACTCCGCCGGCCGGCTGACCACCATCGGCGCCGTCCACACCGCCCCGATCACCATCAAGCGCAACAGCGGCCTCGGACTCACCACCACCACGGGCACCGAGTTCTCCCTGCTGACCATCCCCGTAGGCGTGGCCGTGCCCACCGTGGACTGGACCGTCCTCGGCAGCATCCACTTCGGCGCCTACTCCTGCCCCCTCGTCTACCGCAGCGACGCGCGCACCATCTGCGCCCTGCCCACCGCCGCGTTCCCCGTCAACGCCAACGAGTGGGCCTACGGCCTGGCCACCTGGATCGCCTAACCCACCACTCACCACCGAAAGGACACCACCATGGCACTCGCCGACCTGTCCGCCGCGACAATGCGGTGGCTGTGCGCCGCCGCCTACATCGGCTACTCCCAGCTCTTCCGCAACGACATCTACGACGGCGGCAGCATGGACTGCTCGTCCGGGGCCGCGTACTCCTACAACGCCGGCGGCGTGACCCCGCCCTTCCCGGCGGACACCAGCACCCACAACTTCCGGGAGCGTTCCATCGCCCGAGGCTTCGCAGTCCTGGACTACGCCGCCGTCGGCCCCTACCCCGACAACCTGGCCGTCGGCGACGCGCTCCTGTCTGAGCTGGCGTCGGGCGGCGTCGGCCACATCGCCGTCGTGACCGGCTACAACGAGGTCTCAGAAGCCTGGATCGCTGAGACCGGCGACATTCACGGCGAGCCGGGCGACCAGACCGGCGGCGAGACCCGCGTGGTGTCCTTCACCGACCACCCATACACCCTCAACGGCTCGTGGACCCACGTCCTGCGCCCGCCCGTCGACGGCGACGACACCGCGCCCACCCAGACCACCCCGACCACCACCAACACCACCAAGGAGAACCACAACATGTTCCTCATCTCTACCCCGCTCTCAGACGGGTCCTGGTCCTACGCCCTCATCACCGAGACGAGCGGTGCCTGCACCCTCGACGACCAGCAGAAGGCCGCCT